TGTTCTTGTCAGAGCCCTTGATTCGGTCTTTCTTGGGAGCTGGCTTAGACCCGGCAGTCGCGGTCACTGCACCATCCGGCAGAACTGCGAAACGGCAGAGCCCGCCATCTTCAACTTCAGCTGCAATAATTGAGCAACCGTTAGGTGCATTAAAGAAAACGCAGTTACCACACTTGACGCCAATGGCTGCGTTCTCTTCGTTCTCTGATGCAGGAGTGTAGCCTGCCCAGATTCCGGTGTTGTCATCGTTGAACTTGCCGTACTTGTTGGCAATTAGCTGAAGAGCATTGGCTAGCTCTTCCTCTTCGGGAACTAATACGTACTCGCCATTATTCTTTTTGAAGATGTCGTCAACGTATGACATTACTGAACCCCTAGAGTTGATTTCAACTGCCACTGCCACTTCTGGTGCATGTCAATGCGTCCAGCAAGAAAGTCCGCGATTCCCTGCTCGTTACATGAGTCAGCCATGTCAAAAGTCTGCTTGTAGCAAATAAGGATGGCTTGATTTACTCGAGCCAAAGACTCCACCATTGACACTGCGTCACCAAGTTCGCGCTCTTGACGGACAATACAAGTTAGCTCAGCAAAATCAGTAAGCATGTAAGGAGAGTCATACCCTAGCTTGCGGATATTTTCAGCAAGCGGGTCAATGGCACTATCAACGTCTTCGTAGATCTCTGCAAAGAAGTCGTGAAACTGAGAAAAGTTAAGACCCTTCACATTCCAGTGATATCCCTGAGCTAGAAACCCGAGGTTGGTGACGTCAGCTAGCAAATGCGCCAGCTGTTTTGCTAGACCTTCTTTTTCGTAGATCATGGTGTAGGTACCTCAGGTTCTGCGGTTGGGGCTGCCGATGTAGGTGGTGCTTCAGGTGGACCTGTTTCAGCCGACGGCTCTGGAGTAGGTGTCCCTGGGCCACCCTCGAGAATGTTTTCAATCTCTGGGGTCATCGGGGCAACCGAGCTAGCTTGGTGAGCTGCGTTGATAATGTCCTTGAGCTCTGGTGCAACCGCTTCTAGCATTGACTGAGTCAACTCTGGAGTGATCATACCCTTCTCGACAACAAGACGTAGCGCCAACTCTTCTGGACTCGGTGCATCTGCCTCAGAGAAGCCATGCGCACGACGCCAAGTGTTGAAAGACACTGCCATCTTCTCGAAACCAGAGTCAGCGTCAGCTGCACGGTCGTTACGAGTAGCAACCTGGCTCGGGTCATACCAAACCTGAATACGGTCTACTTCATCTTTGTCGTAGCCGTTGGCGATTAGGTATGGACGCAGGTAGACAACAGTCAGTGCGTCAGCAATAAGAAGCATCAGAGGCTCGATGTGCGCCTTGTAGAGGGCTTCATCAATTTGTAGTGCGTTGGAGTACTTAACGTTCGCAAGTCCCGTCACAACGTCTTTAGGGACGTCTAGACCCTGCATGATGCGCTCTAGTACACGGTCAGCACGAGCAACTAGCGATGCGTCGAATGAACGCTCGAACTTGAACTGCTTAATCTTGTCACCAAGTTCAGCCGGACCACGAATAATCAAAGGAACAACAGCCGAAGCAGAGTCCTCGTCCTTGATTGGAGTGGTCATCGCGTCAATGAGCTGGTCTTCGAAGTCGTCAGCAGCTTCCTCGGTGTTGTACAGCTCGTTGTATTCGCCATCTTCGTCATACGGATAGTCTGGGTCTGGGCTAGCTGCAACAGACAAACCATCAGGCAGGTACAAAGCACCCGCATTGAGGCGAGAACGGGCCGTAGCGCGGAAAGTACGGTTAAGTAGCAACAATTCCGCACAGAGATCTAAAAGTCCGCGTAGCGAGCTGTCAGACTCCATTGAGTAGCGAGGGTGTGCTTTCCAAATACGTCCGATGAACGCATCGGAAGGCAACCTGATTGCATTCTTGCCAGCTTGGCCCGAAGAAGAACCGCTAGCATCGCGAATAGGGTTGATTGTGTAGTTTCCACGAGAGTCGAGCTGTAGTTCATCCACTGAGCGGATGTCCCATGACTCGGGGATCTGTGAGCCAATACGTTCTGGTACCTGAACTAGGTAGCATTCGCCAGTGACCTGCAAGTTTAGGGCCGCGTCCTTTAGAAGACCTGCTTGGCCTCCGTAAGCCGAATCAAGACGAGAAAGTGCACGCTGAGCAGCTGATGCCAGCTGAGGGTCAACAATTTTTGACATGTCAACCGGTACTGGAGACTCCGAAGGGTCGTCTACAGCAGCAGCGTAAAGGCGGATACGTGATACGACAGACGCCACAAGGTTAAACGCATATTTAACTTCACCAATTGCATCGTAATACTCCCATGCTTCGGCCTGCCACGCAGTCGCAGCTGATTGACGGCGATTCTTAAACATCTCCGCTTCGGTCTTGTCACCAATTCGGATCTGGGCAGCGGCAGCAGTAAGTGGTCGAGGTGTGTTGTAGGCTGCAGGCTCTGCGTATACGAGACCGAACGAGTCTACAGAGATGCCTGGCGCGATAGGGGTTGCACTTCGGGGAGTAGATGCACGCAACCCGGCAGCCAATGCTCTACCGCGAGCATTTTTGTTGTTCTTTTTAAAAATTCCCAAGGGTACTCCCTGTTATTCAGCCTTAGAAGAAATGATACCCACTAATGCAGACGTTGATAAGACTAATGATACCACAAAAACGATATCTGGCACTAAAATATAGGCCACGACAAAGACAATTGACACCCAAAAACCAGTACACCAGTTGCAAGTGATCAAATATCCAAGTTTTGTATCTGGTGGAAACCTTTTCCACACTTTTTCTCGAGCAAACTCGAAGATTGTGTCTGTAGTTATTGCTCGAGTAACTCTATAGGCAGCTAAAACTAATAGCAAGTACGAAAACCAGTCAATACTCACAGTCCGTCCTTCAGTGCCGTAATAGTTTTATAAGCATTCCAACTGCGAAGACGCGATCCGCATCCGCAATTCGTATCTTTTTGGAATGCTAGCATCTTTCCAGACTTGGTTACAACCCTGTAATCACTTTTTTTGTCTGCAGCGGGCAATAAAAGGTCATACTTCTCCTGAAAAATCACCTGAGCACCGTTAGGAGAGTCCTGAGCAACAAAAATAGCCTCGTCAGTGACAACAACGCGAGTAGTTGCTCTATAAAATGCGTCGGGGGTAGCTGGGTTGGACTTTAAAGAGTAAACATCATCAAAGGTGCCAGCCGGAACCACCGCCAAGTGTGCTGGAAATACGTCTAGTAAAACTTTCATTAGCGCACTCGGAAGATTTTTCCGTTATTTCCTGGTCTAGTGTTTGGAATTCGGCGATCAGATAGCGATTTAGCACGAATCTTGCCTCCAGAGAAGCCTGCAGGCGGTTTAATGAGCAATGCGGTCATTGCGTGCACCAGAGCATCCACACGGTCAGGTGATTTGCCCTCTCCAGGCACCCATGAGATCATCTGGGACTCCAAATCAGCCAAGAATCCAACGTGGTGGACGCGTTGCTGTTCATAAGCTAGTGTGATTGGCTCTGCTCGGAGAGCTTTTCCTTGTTTTGAGTGGACTTCGAGTACTTTAATTGATGGGTCGATGGTGTTAATCGCGTTGCGTACAAGTGCCCCGCCTTGGTTAACTTCCGCAACAACAGGACAGCCCCATTTGCGAGCCATCTTAACAACTTGGTTAGCCCAGACGTCTGGCGATCCGTGGACCGACGCGTCCTCGAGGACCCACGCTTGCCTCTTGTAAAGGTCATGCTCAGCAGTAGAAGCACAAACCACAATACCGCACTCGTCTCTCGGATTTTCCGCAACAGATGGATCAACTCCAATCACTCTCAGTGGCGTCGAGAGCGGATAGTATCCCTCTCGGCCAGCTTCAATCATTTCCTCGGTCCATAGAGCACCCTCCATGGCCTCAAGCATTTCACCGTAAAGTTCCTGACGGGCAAGAGATGTTCCCTCGTAAACGCCAAGCATGGTGTCAAGGTATGCGCCTGAAAGGTTTCCAGCGTTGTCCATCGTGGAACCGCGAGTGATCTTTACAATCTCGCCCTTCATGGACTCTTCAATAAGTTTGTAAAGAAGCGGAGTGCGCTTCGGAGTGGTGGTAACCAGAATCTTTGGGTTCGCACCAAGACGAGTACCAACACGCAAGTTGTCAAACGCGGTCATACCTGCGGCATCTGGAGTTTGACGCCAAGCTGCAATCTCATCGCCCCATGCGTGAGTGAACTGCGGACCACGGAGCGAGTCAGGCTCGTCAGCGGTAAAGAGGGTGGCGGTGTTTCCGTTAGGCCAAGTTAGACGACGCTTCGAAGGCTCGTAGAGTGGACGCTCGCTCGGAGGAGTGACGTTCAGGATTCCTGATTCACCTTCAACGATAACGTCACGCACGTCAGCTGCGGTACGTGCAACAAGACCGAAACGACGCTGGCCGGTGTTGGTGTATTTCGCTTCTTCGCGCACCCATTCAGATGCAAGGCGGGTCTTACCGAAACCACGTCCAGCTAGGACAAGCCAGATGTTCCAGTCGCCTGGTGGAGCCTGTTGCTCTGGGCGACCCCAGACAGACCAGTCCCACATCAATACTTCGGGATCTAGTCCAGCCAACGCCTCGCGTTGTTCGTCTGGAGGTAGGAGCGCGATCTGCTCCATGATTGATTTGCCCATGCTATAAGTCTAGCTTAGCCAGCGTTTTTCTAACTCAGCAAAAATATACTGGTTAAACCTAAAAGCAAGAATGACCTCGTCAATGAAGATTTTTGTGTCGGCAGTAGAAAGATTTAGACTGTCTAGTCCTTCACGGTAGGTCTCCTTGTAGCGGACCTTATCCTCGATCTCGTCGAACTCGTAGAAGGATAGAAAGTTTGGCGGGATCATCAGGTTGCGCATAACAAGAGCTGCAATAGCCTGTCCACCTGAAAGATCTCCGAGATAGCGGGTGTAGTGGTGCGCTAGTAGGCGCGTCCAGTCTTTTTCACGAACCAGCTTGTTGATGTGGTCAACGTACTCTATCGTGTTGTTGCAAACAAGCTTGGATCCGCCGAGTGATTCTATGTCGCAAACGATTCGCTGGAAGCGGTCTAGTCTGCGGTCAAACATCGGCCACGGATTACTTCTGTCATCCCACGCTTCAAGTGCTTCGTAAATTGGAGCAAGCTGGGTTAGGTAATCCGCGTAAGCGTCAGATCCTACCTGACCGCGCATAAGCGCAGTCATAAACGGGCTACGCTCGGCAGAAGTGTGAGCATCTTGTGAAGCTTCTTTAACTATTTTAGAAAGCATATTTACTCGATTCGTTTCCAGTGTGCGTCTTCGTTAAGTTTAGCAAACTTGTATAAATGTTTAACTAGAATATCTTGAATCTTCTCTAAGGATGTTTCGTCATCCGCATAGGCTTTCAGGTAAACCGTATTAGGGCCCTCGTAGGCTAGGGCTGCTCCTAGGTTTGGAAATAGAAGGAAGCCCTCTTGGAGGGCCCCCTTCTTAGACAAGTGTGAATTCAGCTGCTTGACGTAGCGTTCCGGGCGCTCTAGTGGCACCTCGTGAAAAGACTTGTACAAAAACCCGGACATTTACTTAATACGGTTCTCTGCCGAGATCGGAGTGTAAACCTTAGAGGTCGCCGTTACTGGCTTCTTGTAGCCGTAGCGTGCAAGACGGAAGCGCAGAGCTCCGTGAGTAACGCCAAGACGCTTAGCGAGACGGTATAGAGTAACGCCTTCTACGGTGTGCGCGTGATTTAGTAGGCGCGTGTACTCCTCGGCCTCCTCACGGTACTTCTTGCCGTTAGAGCGGACCTGCTGGGCGTACGGCTGAAGCTCTAGTAGACGCTCAAGCGTAGCGTCCGAAGGCTCTACGTAAACAGGCTTTGGCTTCTCCGGCTTTAGCGGAGGCTCTGGTAGCTCTAGGCGGGTGTGGAAGCCTGGAATGCTGGTCTTTGCAATCTGGCGGACGCGCTCACGGGTTAGCCCGGACGCCCCTGAGATCGCCTCGAGAGTCCAGCCCTTATCACGTAGCTCACGGATCAGCTGGTCTCGGAAGTCGGTTGATACAGAATCAGCAAAGATGTCGTAAATAACCTTCGGCAGCTTCTGGTTCTTCTTGATGTACTCGTTCATTTTTGTCATTACTTTCGTGGTCGCTTAATTGCGGTCATTACAACAGGGGTTAAAGTTATCACATAATCCTCGCTGTCAACGTGAGACGTAATTCGTACGTCAATAACGTTGATCATTGATTCAATCAGTGCAACAATTCGCTCGATGTCCTCTACAGGTCCAATCGGGCTGGCAACAATCTCCACCGTGCAGTCGAGCATGTCGAACAGCTGGGTCAGATGAATGTTGTCGCGAAACTCTTCGTAACTAGTTGTTTCGATTACTACTGGTTTGTCTCGCAAAGTTCTCTCCGTCTCCTAAGTCGTGAATAGATCCGTCATCTTCCGATAGCGCCTTATAAAGCGTTTTTACAGTCAAAAACAGAACTGTTAGAAGAGTAGCTGCAAAACCTGCAATTGTCAAAATAACAATCAGTGGAGATGTCATTTTCATTCCTTACCGCTGAGAATCGCTAGGGCAATAGAGGTAAGCGCCAGGGTGAGGGCGACGACTCCGACGGCAAGGATGCTTGTGGCGGGGGTGGCGGGATTCGTAGTAATAAACGCCGTTATTGTGATTAAAACAGCAGAAGCGGCTGAGATAACGGAGAGGGTAGATGGCCAAGAGATCTGGCGAAGGAAAAGAATGAAGCGTGTCATTTAATGGACGTCCTTATGCGGGTAGACGACGCCTAAGAGCGCCGAAGGTTCGTTGTTGTGCTTGTGCTTACGGTAGAGCTTGTAGAAGTGGAATAGACGCACGAGAAAGTAAATGCCGACCCCAGCAAAAAATAGGATTGCAAAAGGGTCGGCACTTACTACCGTTACGGTGTCGCTTGTTGGGTTCGTATTTGCCATACAACAAGCATACACCTTATGGTTTAGTTGTCAAGCAGGTTTCGATACGTAACTTTAGAATAGTTTCCTGCGAATTGCTCAACGGACTCGATACGAGTCACCTCACCCTTACGTGGAGCATGGATCATCAATCCATCGCCAATGTAAATCCCAGTGTGGTACGCAGACTTATACCCCTTGTAGGTGAATACAACGATGTCACCTGGAGTAGGGGCGTCTGTTACTTTTCCTGCTTTACCTTGGATTGATGCACGGTGCTCCAGGGCAATTCCTACTTGCTCGTAGGCCCAAAGCACGAGGCCAGAACAATCCCAACCTTGTGGGGTGGTTCCGGAGAAGACGTACCATGTTTTTCCAACCGTCTTTTGGAGCTTGGAAACCATAGCGTCTAGTTTTGTTCGGTTTGCCTCAAGCATCTCAGCGTGAGCTGCTTGCTTCTCTAGGAGAGTCTTCTCTGCTTCCATAGCAAAGATGGTCTCCATCAGATCCTCCGGTTCGTGCTCTTGGAACGAGACGAATGCCGTAGGGGCGTTTGTTACTTCTGATCCGGGAGGCAGTGCCCCAGAGGTTGAGGTTGCTGCCGTTGTGGATGCAGTTAGTAGAAATGTTAACCATTTCATTTAGCGCCTACCTTTCCTTTGAGAGTAATTTCTCGGCGTTTATTGTCTTGGTGTTTGTTTCAATATTCAGTTATAAACGGAGAGCCTAGCATAAGCAAATACCCAATGCAACTCCAAATATCCAGAGATGCAAAAAAGCACACCCTGAGCTTTTATTGCTCGGATGTGCTCTCCGTACAATCTAGTTTACACCCGTAGGGGCGTCTATTATTTGGATCGGGGCTTGACTTTTTGCTGGAGTATGGTACCCCTGGACGATTTTTTTGAAAATTTGTGGAGCTGGATTTTAGAAATAGGGGCGTCTATTTGGCCGAGGAATTTGCAGAAGGGGGGTACTATGCTATATTGATCGCTAGCTGCTTTTGGCGGGTGAGACGGCAGTCGTTGATCGTGGCCGCCCCCGAAATTGTTTCCTAAAAATAGGGGGTATGCCTTCCTTTTTTCTTCGTTGATAGTTAGTGCCTTTTTCCTGCCAAAAATAAAAAAAGTTTTTTCTAGGGGGTCATAGTGATACAACTTCGAAAGTGTCAAGACTAAGTGCCTAGGTCTTTGTGTGTTGTCTTACCTGTCAAAGTTCATACGAAACTTTGGGGGTCATTCTAAGTTTGCCTAGGGGCTAACAACCTATCAACGAACCTAGGGGGCTAGGGTCTAGGGGTTAGCCTAATCCTGGCGAGCCTAGGCGAACTTCTGCCAAGTCTTCGAGCTTTGCTTCGAGCAAGCCTAGCCCTGTGTGTTTGTAATTGTGTGCCTAGCCAAGCAACGCGCAAACAAAACTGGCAAGCCATTCCCGGGGGCGCGATACTCACGCGCGGATCGACCAACAACAACCAACCAACAACCTAGTCCGGCAATCCTATAAGCTGCGAACGGCATTCACCGCAACGGCAAAAGAAAACCCCCTAGGGGGCTAGGGGGCTTTCGGTTTACCGCTTAGGGGGTTAGCGGTAAGTCTTTGCTAGGCGGTATCCGTAGGCTTTCACCGCGAGCGCGGTAATAGCCACAACCGCGCTAACGGCAAGAATAATCGGGTAAGCAACTTCACCGAAACCGCTTAGGTCATTAGCCATAGCCAAGCCGTAGTAATCCGCGCCGATAAGTCCACCGACCATACCCGCAACGAATACAACCGTAGTTAGTTTGTCTTGTGCCTTCTCAAACTTCTTGATGTTCATTTCCGTATCCCTTTCGTTTTGCTAGGCGGTATCACCTAACACTTCTAATTTACCAACCCTAAACTATTTGTCAAGGGTTTCCGCAAACATTTTTTCGAGCGTGTCGCGGTAAAGAAAAACCCCTAGCCACAATCGGCTAGGGGCTTCTCGGCTTAGGTCTTATGCCACGCCAACGAACTCGGTGGCTAGGCAGACACGCTCACCATTCTGGTATCCGTAGCCACGAACCCAAACGATAGTGTCGGCGAACTCATTGGTCTTGTAGAACTCAACGAACTCTTGAAACTTTGCGTAGCCATAGGCTTCGAATACTGGCTCAATCTTGTGGCCAGTCTTGATGTTCACACACTCACAAACAACGGTTGCGATGTCGGCGGTGGTTAGAGTTGCGGTTAGTGTTGCGGTCATTTCATTTCCCTTTCGTTTCATAAACCCTTGTGGCTTATGTAATAAGCGTATCGGGTATTTGGCAAAAGTCAAGCTGAAAACAAAAAATTTTTTTCGGCGTGTTGCGCGGATCGACCAAGGCAAAACCTGGCGAGCGCAAAAGAAAAACCCCTAACCCTTTCGGGCTAGGGGCTTTCGCTTTCCCTTTACTTTGTGTTCAGGGTCAAAACATCGGTGAACTTCACCAAGGCTTCGTAGGCTTCTGGGTAAGTTGCTTCGAACTCTTCCCAATCGTTTACCGAACGGCGAACGCTCTCGGTAACTTCGGCAATCACTTCGCCAGTCTTTGGGTCTGCGATTACGGTTGCGGTGTTTCCAGTTTCTGCCAAGACAACCTTGCGAATTGCGCTCTCGCGGTTTGCTAGGTCTGCCTTTGCCTTCTTCACATCTACCAACTCGGCGATGAGTGAAACTAGGTCTACTACTACGGTCTCGGTCTTTGCGGTCATTTTGTTTCCCTTTCGTTTTTTGTATCTAAGCCGTTTGGCTTATGGAATAAGCATAAGCGGTATTTTTTCGTTTGTCAAGTCAATTCGAGAAAATTTTTATCACAGTTTGATAACGGGAAACTAGCACTCGCCCCGGCAGACTGCTAACCAACTTCCAACCAATCCGGCGAGCGCGAGCTGCTTCTAACCCGGGGCTTTCCGGTTGCGAGCTGCTTCCGGTCCGGCAAACTTCCAACGAACAACCCGGCAAGCCCGGCGAACAACCCGGGGCGAGCTGCCAAAAACTTTGGTCGATCGACCAACGAGCTGCGAGCAATTTCGATCAAAATCAAACCGCGAGCGCGAAACAATCCACACAAAAAGAAACCCCTAGCATTTCTGCTAGGGGCTTTCGGGTTTGGGATTAGCGCCGATACTCGCTAACCAATTCCAATTCTTCAAATCGGCAGTTGCCAATCTCTTCTAGGTGCGGTTCGCCATCGCTCTCGCAATCGTTGCTCTCGCATCCATCACACAACCAAGAAACATAAACCACATTGTTGAACGAAACCAAGTCATAGTCAATACCGATAATCTCAATCGCGTTGCTCTCGCGACCTGCGGTAATCCAATCTAGGTTGTCGTTTAGCCACGCGGTGAAAATTGCGCTTGCGTCTTCTTTGCTTGCGCCGATGAACTTCTTGCCGTCAATCTCGCCAGTAGTGAAAGCAATCTCGGTCTTAGTGTTTAGTAGCATTTCGTTTCCCTTTCGTTTTTTGCCTTTCGGCTTATGTAATAAGCATACTGTATTTTTAGAAAATACAAGTCAATTTCCAAATAATTTTTATAACAGGTTGATAACAGCTCTCGGGCTTGTCCTGGCGAGTAAGTTGATCGATCACCGCGAGCGCGAAAAACCCCTAGCGTTTTCACTAGGGGTTTCTCGGCAGTCTTAGAGACTGAGAGTTTTTTCAGTCCCCAAGTAATGCTCCAACATCATCTCTCGGTCTTCTTCACTTAGAATTGCCCAAGCAAAACCGAATGCCTTAGCATAAGCAATACTGCTTGCGTGGTCAGCATTGTAATTAGTTTCTTCCTTGACACTCTTAGCGATAGCAAGAACAATTTCATTTGAGCGGTTTATGTTAGTCATTTTGTTTCCCTTTCGTTTTGCCGTTTGGCTTATGTAATAAGCGTATCAGGTATTAGTCATCTGTCAAGTCAATTTGGCAAAATAAAAAACTTTTTTTCGAGCTGCGAATTTCCGGCAAACTTCCAACGAACAAGCTGCGAGCAATCCGGCTAGGGCCAGGGCGGATCGATCGACCACCGGCCTTTCAAACCCGATCGAAACCGCGAGCGCGTAAAAAGAAAACCCCCGCTTTCGCGAGGGCTTTCCATTTCTTCGGGCTAAAAGTTTTCGTTTACCCATTCGAGCATTTGCTCATAGGTTGCGCCGTCTTTCCACATTTCTGCCAATTCTTCATTCTCTGCGAGCAACCAAGCGTCTACGGTTGTCTCTGCCGACAAGCGCATTAGCAAGTGTCGAACGGTGTTTGCGGTCTGTGCGTCTAGTGCCATTTGTTTCCCTTTCGTTTTTCGGCTTTCTGCCGATAACAAAAGTATGCCATACATCTGCCAAAAACACAACAACCGCCACATCGGGCGGTTGCGTGTCGCGAGCGTGTCGCGCTAGAACAATTCGTCTTCGTCTTCTTCTTCGGCAACTTCGAAAGTAAACTCGCCAGTGCCAACTGGCTCATCGTGAGAGTAGCGAACAGCGGTGAGTGTCTTCGCGCCGTCTGTAATCTTGAACCTTAGTGTCCAATCGCCGTTGATAGACAACTTCTCAACAAGCGTCTTCGGTGTCGCGTAAGCGTATCCGCTCAAGCGTTGCCAAGTCATTCCACTTCCGCGAATGATTAGGTTAGTGTCTTCATCGTAGCCATTCGCGTTCATCCAAGGCTTGATGACTTCATACCACAAGTTGCTAACTTCATCGTCATAGCAACCCCAGCATTCGTTGCTAGGCGATGACATCTCGGTGTCTTCATCGTAATCTTCACAGATACAAGAATTGGTAATCTCGAAAGTTTCGAATGCCATTACTACAGTTTCCATTTTGTTTCCCTTTCCTTAGTGCCTTTCGGCTAACTCAATCTTGCCACACTGCGCGAGTAAAAGTCAAGCAACTTCCAACGAATGTTTGCGAGCGTGTCGAGCTGCGCGGATCGATCGACCAAGGCCGGCCAGGCTAGGGTATCCGGCGAGCGCCGTTTCGATCAAAACCGCGAGCGCGAGCTTTCCAAATCTAGGCGTGATAAAAGGCCAGTTTAGAGACTTAGCCTAGGTCTTTTTTCGTAGGGAAACGAAACTTAGTGAGAGTGTTCCATTGCTTTCAGAACAACTTCCATAATCTTATCAGTTTCTTCACTAGTGAGGGTTTCAATCTCACCATCGTAGTCTTCGCCACCAGTGATTAGAACATTGCCAACGATAAAGTCAGTCTTGCCGTATGAGTCTTCCCAAATTGCGGTTGCCAACTCATTTAGCGGAAGGTCTGAAAACTTGCCTTCTTCGTTTAGCCACATTGACAAGCCAGAGAGTGAGCCAGATAGTGGCACAACCTGAACCCAACCGCCAACGAATGACTGTAGAAAGTCAAGTGAAATTACTTCGTGAGTTTCGTCCCCGAAAACAAATCCGCCATCTTCATTGATACGAATTGCGAATACCTTTGTTCCCATTTTGTTTCCCTTTCGTAAGTGTCAGCATTTGCTAACAGAATCAGTTTACTGTGTTTACCTAAAAAGTCAAATCAATCTCGCGACAACCATAAAGAACCTACAGCTGCGAGCAATAGCAATCCTGGCGTTAGGGCATCTCGATAACCGATCGCGAACCCCATAACAAAAACGAAACCCAACCCAACGGCTAGGCCACGCCAAATAATCGCGAACTCAGAATTTCGCTTTGACACTTTGCCACCATTTCCAAATTGCGGTCAAGGGCTTGCGCTCTTGACGACGGCGACCGTGGCGACCGCCTTTCACATAAGAATTGTGCGCGAGCGTTTGCGTTGTGTGAAAAGTGCGAAACGCTACCGCGCCAATCCTGCGCCAAAACTTTTCCATAAAACGATGATACCTAATCACGATTACTTCCAATTCCGAATTGTAATGGTGCGACCAACAAACTCAACATCCAACGGAATTCCAGTTTCGTTCACGACTTCAAATTCCATTCCATCGAAAATCGAAAACAATTCTGGCTTTGCGTCAAATTCCGCGAGCGCGTCAAAAACTTCTAACGCGGTCTTGCGTGCGTTCATAATTTCTTTGCGCCTTTTGTAGCGACTTACGCTTTCGAGATTACTGCCCATTTCTCAGCCCTTTCTGCCTTACACTCGGCACAAATCTGGCGACTTGAATAGTCCCCAATCCAAGGCACTTCAATAGTCTTACCACAATCCCAGCAACCAATCCAAATCGTGTCTTGCTTTGCCATTTCGTTTCCCCTTTCTAGGTATTTCCAGATTAGCCTAGTTTGCTCAAACAAGCAACTAGGTTAGGCGTGTCGCGCGATTACTTGAACATCCGCAATTGTTCTGCGAACCAATCGTCAAAACTTTCTTGACACTCATCACACAACGGATGAACTTGTCCAACGAATGCTTCAATCTCGGCTTCGCATTTGTAGCAAGTTGTAGTCTCTTTGGTTTCCATAATTTCCCTTTCTTTGGATACCAACAGGTTACCCGACAACAACAAGAAAAGCAAGCAACTTCAAACGAATACCGCGAGCGCGTTTCGATCCCGGCAAGCTCCGGTCCGGCCAGGCTAGCAGCTCTGATCGATCTGCGAGCGCGGCCCTAATCCAGACAAAAGAAAAACGGTAGCAATTGGGGGGAATTGCTACCGCTCTCTTTGCGGAAGGTGAAAGGGGGATAACTCCTTCCGCGTAATCACCCGAGCGAGTAATCTCAAGCCCGAGCGACTTCTATCAGTCTACACGCTATCTGCGACTTTCGCAAATTCGGTAAACAATTCTCCACCGACTGAATACTCTCCAGTATCGGCGTTCACAACCACTGTGTCGTTATCAACCCAGACATCGCTCTCGCTAGCACCATAGGCGTCAATCCCGAAAGACAACTCTCCGGCGTAGCCACCCAAGGCCACCGCGAACTCATAGAACAGCTGCGCGGTTAGGTAGTTTGGGTCTCCGATTCGGTCAGTGCGAGTTAGCACATTACGAACAGCGATTAGGTTGTCTCCACCCGACCAGTGTCCATAAAGGGTAATCGGCGTCTTGAAAGCCTTGCTCTCAATCTGAATCAGCGAGCGGTCTCCCATTATGCCACCGCCACCCATTTGACTGCGGTCCGTAGCAAGTGGTCATAATCGCCACTTGTGCTCTCGGCGTAGTATTCGTCAATTTCTTCTTTTGAAACTCCAGCGTCTTTCAGTGCGCTAGCAACACGCCCCATAATCGCGAAAGCGTTTCCGTCTTCCCCGACCAACTGAACCTGAACATCTGGATACTTCGGCTCTCCGAAACTCATTTTTCTTTCCCTACTTTCTAGGCAATTTGCCTACTACAAAGATACTGTATTTTGGTTGTTAGCGCAACTTCTAACGAAGATTATTTTTTGTGTCCGGTGATCGATCGACCAGGGCGACTACTTCGATCCGCGAGCGCGGCCGAAGCTTAGCTCACCCCCTAGTCTTCTTCTTCTTCGTCTTCGTCTTCGTAGTCATTACAGACACCAGCGCAACCGCGCTCACCACAATCTTCGCAATCGTCTTCTTCGAATTGCCCGATTAGGGTTTCAAAACCTTCGTTAGCGTCTTGACCTTCGGGCATAGTTGAGACCGCGCTCACAAATCGCAAACCGCAACTGTCGTCATACCACTTCTTGATAGTCTCTGCCATTTCGGTTGCGGTCATTTCGTCTTTGGTGATAATCGGGTCATACTCATACTTGCGCATAAGTGAGACTTGCTCATCATCCATAAGAACATAAATCTTGTGGCAAGTGTCCCAAGCAATTGCCTTTGCGTCTTCAACGCGTTCCTCGATCAAATCAAAGTTTGCCATTTCGTTTCCCTTTCGTTTTTGGTTGGTAGTTGTTACAGAGATAGTTGCTAGGGCTAGATGCCCACAACCTTTTCGCCCCTATGCTTACGCATATGTCCCTTGACTGTTTCGTTCCAGCAAGCACGACACCGAAAGTTTACTTGAAAGATTACGCCGTCATTGTCTCGCTTGTAGTGTCTGACTAGCGCGGTTTCTTTGTTCCTGATGTCGTGACCTTCTGGGCATAGGTCATTAGTCAGATACTTTGAAATTCTTGCTTTACGCTTTGCCATTTCGTTTCCCTTTCGTTTAGGCGTTTTCGCCTAATAAAAAGATACCGCATTTCGAAACAACACGCAACTTCCAACGAACATTTTCTTTCGTGTCTTCAGATCGATCAGCTGCGAACCCGGGGCGAGCTCTCGGCACTAGATCCGATCAAAACAAAACCCCGCCGCTTGGGCGGGGTTCCGGTTTGCTCACTTTCAAATCAAGCGAGCCATTTTCAAAATGCGATACTGCTCTCGGCGCTCCGAAAACTTGCGCGACATCTCAAGCACAACTTCGGGCGGTAGCGAGCGCAAGATACGGCCGACCAGCGTGCTAGTTGTTTGAGAAATGTAGTAACTGCGAAGCATGACAATCTCAGACTTGTCCACGTCATACTCAAGAATCGGCGTGTTCCAGTGAACAATCGAATAGCGAGAACCGTCACGAACCGCGGTAATGCTTCGGTTGTAGTTCTCAAAACTTTCAAAGTTCTTCAGTTTTTCTTCAATCTTGTAATTTGGAATTCGAGCCACTTGGCTACCCCTTTCTATCCACTACAAACTTACCACACATAAGGAAAACTTTCAACGAATGTTTTCGTTGCGTGTTGATCAGTCCGGCCCTGGCGAGCTGCAGCTTTGAATCCGATCGAAACGCATCACGCCGGATCGACCACCCCAGAAATGAGAAAACCCCCCAGACCGTCGCCTAGGGGGTTCTGTCTCTGCAGAGACCAATTCTCATTTCTTGTCGAAGGGAAATCTGAAACCGTATTTACAAACAAGCGACTCTTACTAGTATCAAGCCCAAGTTGGTAATCCATAGCCATTAGATGTTGCGACTAAGAACACTATTGAATTGTTAGTAATAGTAAACCACACTTTGCCACTTAGCGCAAGTCAAGTTGTACAAATTTCCATAACAAAAAGATAACGGAATTTCTAGCAGATCGACAAGCTGCGAGATCAGCTCCGGTCCGGCCCGGGCAAAAAGAAACCCTGGCCGAAGCCAGGGCTCTTTATCGACTACCGACTTGGGCAGTCGCCGTGGTCATGGCCACAGCAAGGAAAGTCCTCACACATCTCACACCCCCTATCTCCCTTTCTAACTTCAAATATACTACCCAACCCAAAGCGTGTCAAGTATTTTTTGATAACGAATTTGTAACACTCGCGAGCTGCCACGAGCTGCCACTAAGCTGCTGCGAGCTGCTTCATAACTTCCAACGAACAGCTAAGCTCATTCGATCCGGCTCCGGTCCAGGCAGTCTGGCAGATCACCAAACGCCCGAGCAAAACAAAACCCCCCAGTCTTTCGACTGAGGGGTTTGCGACTTCCCGACCCTACTTCTTTTTGAGAGTGTTGAGGGTCAGCACATCAGTGAACTTGACCAGAGCCTCGTAAGCCTCTGGATAGGTTGCCTCGAACTCGTCCCAGTCCCCGACTGAACGGCGAACGCTCTCAACGACCTCAGCGATAACCACTCCAGCCTCGTCAGCAATTACAACAGCAGTATTGCCAGTCGCTCCAAGAACCGACTTGCGAATTACGCTCTCACGAGCAGACAGTTCAGCCTTTGCTTCACGAACCTCAATTAGTTCGTCAATCAGTGCCACAACATCAACGACAACAGCCTTAGCCATTTTCGTTCCTTTCCCTAGAAAACAAGCCAACCTTGTGTTCGCTTGTAATACCAAGCCTAGTGGCATACATTTCGCAAGTCAAGCCCAGAGGCAACTTTTTTGATAACAGGATGATAACGAAAATTTTGCACTCTTGAGCTGCGGTCCAGGCGGTCCGGCGGGTCAGCTAGTTCGAAGATCTCCAGACAAAAGAAAACCCCCGCATTTCTGCGGGGGCATTTCTTAGAGAGCGAGCATTGCCTCTTGTTTTTCGTAGAACAGACTGTATGCCAACCTCTTGTTGTCATCACTCTCGGAATCGTAGATCTCTTGACCAGAATCCTGATCAACTGACCAACTCACCAAATACTCACGAAAACCATTAGCGTTGAACTTGAATCCCATTTCGACAAAATTGTCAATCAAAGATACCGACTCAATGCCCGACCAGTTTTTTGCGTTTCCCATAGCAACCCCTATTTAGTTTCTTGGTAACCAACTTGATTACATAGCAATCCTAATACAGGATCAAAATTTGCGCAACTTATTCCAGCGTGTTTTGTTAGTCAGATCCTGGCAGCGCCGGAAAAAGAAAAACCCCGCGAGCGCGGGGTCAATCTTTTGTTGCGACTAGACGCGAGACTCGCTCGCGCTGTAGCAACCCTTCACAAACTCGGCAAGAGTGCTTGGCATACTGTAAAGGTCAAACTCGGCACAAGGTTCGGTTGACCCAGCGTAGACCTTGAGAGTGTGAACATCAAGGTCAAGCACATACGCCCACTCGCAAAACAGAGTGTCCTCTAAGAACTCCATTTCGTTGACCAATGGCACGCGCTCGGTTGCGTTGGCAACCACGCTTAGGATTTCGGCACAAGTGTTGCGCGAGAGACTTGGATAATCCTTGCCAAATGCTTCGGCTTGCTCCATAGTCATCCAGCCATCGGGGCCAGCATACTTCAAGTCAATCGCCTTGAGTTCGGCTTCGTCTGCCCAGTAAGCCTTGTCCAAGTTCGCTTCAAGTTTCGCAACGCCAGCGCCCTTGATGAATTCATAGACAGTTGCTCCCTGACCTTCGGGGTAGCCATCCCATTGGCCATACTGCGCGATTACAGGTGAGCCATTCTTGATTACTGCGGTTAGGTTTCGAGTTCCCATTAGTTTCCCTTCGTAGGTGGTCAACTTGACCACACCTAATTATTACATAGAACCCTGACATTTTTCAACAACTCGCCCAAACTTTTCAGCTGTGAGATCCTTCGAACTTTTCAGCTGCAGGATCTCCGGCGATCGATCGACCAGCCAGGGTAGAAGAAAACCCCGCGAGCTGCGAGAGCTGCGGGGTTGGCTTCGAACGAATGTTAGTTAGGTGAGCCAGTGAACTTTTCCACGAAAGCATTCACCTGCGGGGCAAAGGTAAAAACCAAAGCCACGACAATTCCAATCAGAACTCCATTCTGAAAAGTTTCGGTAATGGTTTGATTACTCTCGCCACCAGCCAACAACAACAACAGATAGAAAAAGCACCAAGCACCAGCCACGAATGGAATTGAGATAATTCCAACGATTGCCCTGCGAATGTAAAACTTCAATTTTCCCTACTTTCCGTAGCAACTCGCTACACATCAAAATTACCATCAACTGATAAAAAACACAACAACCAACGAACAAAACTTTCCACGAGATCGGGATCGGCCGGCCCTGGCGATCGATCTAAGCTGCAGCTCTCCATCCACCGGACAAAGAGAAAACGCCCACCCCGAAGGGTGAGCGTTCGCTCTCGAAAACCTGCCTAAGCGTTTAGGCGTGAGTTCACGATTTCCAGAAGTGCGTTGGACACTTCCAGAATCTTGTTGACCTCACCAAACATCTTGAGGTCGCTAAGAGTGTTTGCCACTTCCATAAGAGTGGCAACGGTCTCAGCCAAAGGCTGAACGGCATCCAACTTCGAGTTGGCATCTGCGATTGACGCTAGTGCGTCAGTCAGAACTTGAGGTTCCATGTCTCCCTAACTGTTGGGCATTTCCCAACTAATAGAACTTTAGCACATTATGCCGACATTTTGGCAACTTTCAACGAAAGTTTTTTTTCGGGATCAAGATCGAAATTTGATTCGAGCTCGGCCGGCCAGGTTGTTCCGGTGATCGATCAGAGCTGCAGCTCGGGCAAAAGAAAACGCCCACTCTCGCGAGTGAGCGTCTCCTGTTCGGCGATTACGCGTCTTGGCTTGGCAACTTCTTGTTTGCCAATTCCATTAGGTAAGCAATGGCTTCCAGCACTTCACCCAACTTATCCCAGTCGTGGGCTTTGGCAAGTTGCTCGGCGTATCCGGCCATAACTGCGCTCGCCTTTACCAAAGGCTCTACTGCGTCAATGATTTCGTTTGACTTGGTTAGCGTTGCGTCGAGTTCTGCCAACGCGGTGTCTAGCGGTGTGTTCATGTTTCCCATTCCGTTGGATACTTTCCAACTAGTTCAAATGTAGCATAGGCGACTGACATTTTTCGGCACGCCCGAAAACTTTTTTCAGCCAGTGATCGCCGCGCCCCTACTTACGCTCAATGGTGATTCCGTGTCGGCGAAGTTCCGACACTAGGTTTTTGACGGCACGCCCGTCTGACGGCGTGGACGCGGAAAAAACTATTTGCCCACTCGGCGAAGTCCATTTCAAGTGTCCCCCACCAGTTAGAGTTACGACCCAGCCCTTGGACTCGGCGACCTTGACTATCTGCTTGAATTCTTTTCTGTTCGACATACTTCAAATGTAGCACCGCCCACTGACATTTTCAACGACACGCCAGAAACTTTTTTTTCGAGCTTTTGATCTTGAGCGGCAGATCGGTCGCGCCTGGACCAGCCGGAAATAAGTGGCGAGCAGTTTTACAACTTGCTCAGGTTGGGTGTGGCTTCGAGGTTAAACGAGTTCGTCCTCAGGCTCAACCTCGCGAACCAAAACCGTACGAGTGAAAACCGAAGTCCCCCAACTCAAGTCGTGTCCCATCGAGGTCGCTTCGAGTTCAACCGAAGTTCCCGAACGCTCACCGTTGTCCCAGTCGCGAACGCGAAGTGTGCCAGTGACGGTGATACGGTCGCCCTTGCTGAGTGAGCCAGACGCGTTGATAGCGAGTTGCTTGAATGAAGTGACGGTGAACCAATTGGTCTCGCCGTCCACCCACTTGCCTTGGCTGAGGTCAAACCGACGGTAAGAACTCGCGAGACGGAATGAAGTAATCGGCAAGCCGTCCTGAGTTACGATGTGGCGAGGTGTGGTCGCTACTAGACCAGTGACTGATACAGTTTCCATTTGTTTCCCTTTGATAGTTTCCAAGTGAACTTTTGTCCACCCTTAGAGTTTAGCAGGGTACGCCGAAATTATGCAACTTCATACGAGAAATTTTTTTCGTTAGAAGATCGTACGGTAGCCCCGGCCTGGATTACCCAAACCGCGAGCGCGTAATCCATTGATCCGGTTCAGCTGCGCTCACGCCAAACAAGAAACCCCCGCCCGAAGGCGAGGGTTCTTGCTTTTTAGGGAAACGACTACCAACTGGATTGGTATTCGAAATCGTACTCCTTCAGATTTTCCGAAGTCAAAAGGTGGTTCAGCATTTTGGCGGTGTACTTCACGTCTTCGTAGTACCACTCATCAAGGTCAGTACTTCCGAAGAAGAACCCACTCTGTGGTGGCAACAACTCTTCAGCCTTAGTGGCATCAGCCAAAACAGTTTCGCACGCCTGAAGAAGTTCAGCCAGTTGCTCACGAGATACCCAAGCCCTTTGGCACTCATCAACTCCACCCTGAACATTCTGAACAAACCAGTTGTGGATTTGGTTCGCCTTGCGCCAGTACCCCACGCTAATCACGATGTTGGCACTTGGGTTCCCATATTCCAAGTCTGACTTGGTCAAGCCACTAGCAGATAGAACTTCAGCGTACGCCTGCTTTTCTGGCTCTTTGTTGAAATCGTAACCACTCACGTATTTGCGAGCAGATAGATACATATCTAGTCCCATTGGACTTCCCTTTCCCTACGCCCTACTCTTTTTCAGGCACGCCCCCAGTTTACACTAAGTTAGAGAAAATACAAACTATTTGGCGAAAGTTTTTTGGCCTAGATCGACCAGCAGCTCTTCGACAGTATCTGGAATGTTGTACCCACCCACCAGGATCCCGGCGCGAATAATCAGCTCGCCTGTACTTAGACCAAGTCCGGTTGCTAGGCATTCCACAATTACAGAGGACGGCTCTTTCTGTCCGCGCTCGAGCTCGCTTAGGTATCCGAGTGCGATGTTCGCACGAGCTGCGACCTGGCGTAGGGTCAGACCCTGATCGATCCGTTCCTCTCGAACAATGTGTCCGAGGGCTTCGCGGTAAAGCATTTCATTTTTCATACGATCAGCGTAGTCCACGCACGCCTATCCGTCAAACAAAAAACACCAGCAGCTCTCTCGCCACTGGTGTTCTCTGTCCGTTAGGGGTTAGGCAACCTCGGTCAAGGTCGGGTAGACACGCACTCCGTCTTCCTCAACCCACGCCACGCTGTCCTCGCTAATACGCACGCCGTCTGGTTGCTCGGCGTTGGTGAAGTTTTCCAGCACGCCGTTCGCAATCTCCCACGCCGATTCAGCCGACTTCGCCGTAATCCGAATGACTTGCCGAACTACAACCTCGAACTCCTTTTCGGGGCGAGGGCAATCCGCATACCAATACTCGTCGTCGTCAGGGTCGCTCGCACAATTACAGGAATCCTCCCTGTCCCTGTCCACATAATCTTGGTGGCTGTCGGGGATGTCCCATTCCTTAGTCATAATCAAGGAACGCTCGCCGTCCTCGTCGCCGTCCGAAGAAGTGAACTCCGCACCCCAGCCCTGCTCTTCCTCACTCCAGAACTCGAAGTCCAAAGTCGGGAACTTCTGAACCATAGCCACGAACACAGGCTCGGGAATACTCCACGCCGTATTGAACGAATAGCCCAGCGAGGTTTCGCTGTCGTCATTCAAGTCCACATCACAAGCGTCCCACTTAGTGCCCCACTCACGAATGTTCCAGTCATACCAGCCATCAGATGAGAACTTCATAGAGTGAGCCATACGCTCTTCCATAGTCCAAGACTCGTAGCCCTCTGGCTTGTAGTCGCTTGCCCCGAAGTAGACAGCCTTGTCCTCTGGCTCTTTGAAGTTCCAGAAAGACAAGACCTCCTCCTTGTTGTCGTAAGTCAGCACGCCAGTTTCGCTATCGAATCCAGTTGGTGCTTTGCGTCCTGCCAGTTCCTTGAACTCAGCAATCGTTTCCTTTGAACCTGAAACGCTCAGGGTGTTGTAAACCCAGTTTGGCATTTTTAGTTCTCCTCTCCAGTTAGGTTGTGTTCCTCAATCAAATGGTCAATGGTCATACCAGCGTAAATCTTGGTGGTTTCCAAGTAGTTCAGCAATCCCTCGCTACCAAACTTCTTACCAAGTTCAGTCGCAAGTTCCAGCAAGCGATACATCTTTGGGTCAGCGTATCCCTGCTTACAGTAGTCCTCAACGAAAACACCAATGGCAGTAAGAGCAATGCCAGCAATGTCCTTGTCGTCCAACTCCATCTCAGCGAAGTTTGGAATGTCGTTTCCACAGTTGTCGCACATTTCGTTTCCCTTCTTTTGGCAACAAGTAAATAGTAGCATACATCAGCGACAAAACAAATACCTTCGTTAGAAGTTTCGTGGCAGCTCTCGCCAGGTCCGGCGCAGCTTGTGATCGATCATTACAAATCGTAGCCACGCCAGTTCCAGTTTTCGTCATACTCGTCCAAGCTTCGCTTAATGTTCATCTCGAGCTTTCCCTCGATCGCAATACAGTCATCGCACATAAAGTACCCAATGTAGTTGTAGTTCCAGTGGCCAACAAGCTTTGCGCAGTCAACGCACCGGACTAGTTCCCCGGGGCCACCACATACATGGATCAGGTCATCGTTCTCGATACCGTAGAACATCTCGATAAAGTCTTCTTCATTCAGATCATCATTCATACTTCAACCGTATCAATGGGGTGCGACATTTCCCGGGCGATCGATCCGCAGCTTTTCTCGCGCACGCCAGCACGCCACCGTCTAGTCCGGGCAAAGCGAAATCCCTACCAGTGGGGGGACTGATAGGGATTTCTAATCCGTTAGCGGAGAGCGATTTTGGAAAGGGGGGAAACGAGTTTGCTCAATCCGCTAATGGACTTCTTAGGCACGCCGACTTACACGCCACCCCCGATTTTCGCGAGAGCGTCAGACGCAGACTTGCCGATTTCCAGCGCGATACTTTCGACAGCCATTCCGTTTAGGTGAACCGCGTGAGTTCCGCGCGTAATGTCTTCCGCGCCAGTTCCGTAGCAATCCTTTGGAGTAATGAACAGCACAGCCACGCCAGCCTGTTCGCACTCTTTCACAATCCGTTTCGCGTTGGCGGTTTCTTTCGGAGTGTAGTTTCCGTCCGATACGACAACCAACAAACGCACGCCGTCCGAGTAGGTCAGACCGAGCGCACCATTGAGAGCCGAGAACCCTTTATCAAAGACCTCAGTTCCGTCAGGCGCAGACCAGACCGAAACCTCTTCCAACTTCTGCCCGACTTTGAGTGTCGCGAAAACATCTTCACCGAAATAGACCATAGCGGTTTTCGCCTGAACCCTACGACCAGCCTCGCCAAGCACCCAAGCAGTTGTCGCCATAGCGTCCATAGCCGAACCCATAGAACCTGAAATGTCCACCATTACGCCAATGGTCAGCGTTGGGTCGTCAGTGTGTTTGCGCGACTTCGACTTCCAAGCAGGAAGTTCGCCACGCAATCCCATTGACTTCATAGCACTATTCTGAACAGCGTTGCGAGTATTGAGTTTGCCAAGTGGTTCGTGAGTTTTGCGAGTGTGGACTGAACGCTCACGATACTTCGCCTTGTCCAACATCTCAGCAATCTTCACAGCACTCGCACGCTCAGTTGGTTGTGGCGCACGCTTTTCGCGAAGTGCTGAACGCGACTTAGTTCCAGTAGAACCCTCTTCGCGCTTGTCGAAAATCATTTCAGCGACCTTGCGCTCTTCGCTCTTCTTCTTGCTCTGGCTTGCGCGACCCTTTGCCTCTTCTGCCCACTCTTCGCCAATCTGTTGGTCAGTCAGGTCAATCGAAACAGCAATCGCAGTTCCACCAGCGTCTTCTTCCAAGTCGCCTTTGGTTGCGAGAACGAAAGCCATTCCAGCACCCTCACCATTTTCGCCCTCTGGGTCAGCCTCGCGTAGCAAGTCCACCCACTCGCGAGCCAAGTCAAGACCAGCGACAGTCGCGCCATTTGGAAGAGCGTGGAAACGCACCCAAACAGAACGCAAGTTCTCAAACAACTCTTCGCCAAGAACATCAAGCGCACGCTCGTAAATCTTCTGAACATCTGCCAGACCAAGAACGCCAGCGTCCACGCGAGCGAGAGCAAGTCCAGCCATTTGCGCCATTACGCGAACCTCGCTCACCTTTGCCAATCCCTCTTCGTCAATCTCACCAAGAGCAAGACCAAGAGCAGACGCACGCAGGAAGAGCCTATTCTTTGGGTAAATCAAAACGCCAATGCGCTCAATGCGACTTTCTTCTAGCAACCAAAAAGCGTCAAGAACATTTTGGTTTCCAGCCTTATGCTCAACTTCGAAGAGCGAGTAATCCCACTTGTCAGAAGAGCGAGCGTGAAGAGCCTCGTGATAAATCACGCCAGTTGGTTCTGCCCAATCGTATTGAGTTTCGCGAAGTGTGAAGTCGCCAACCATTTCTGGCGTGGTCGCGTTTCCAAACGCACCAGCCAAGTTGATTTCGATTTCAGCAGTAGAGCCAATAAAGCAAGCAATCGCTTGACCCATACCAGCGTCCTCACCAGCATAGACAGCCAAGTCATTACGACCAGCCCAATCATTCGCGACCTTGCCAATCTGGGCGCAGGTTGCCAACCATTCCGAGGGAGTGAAACTAGCGCGAGTTGCGAGGCGCGAGTTAGGTGTGAAGTGTGTCATTTCCAGTCCTTTCCAAAACTGATTACCTATCTAGGATAGCACTTTTCGATTGTCGCGCAACCCCCATTCGCAGAAAAAATCCAGTGATCCTGGCGCAGCTATTTCCGGCCATAAGTTCCCGGGAGCTTTTCCCGGGCAGTGATCGATCAGTGGCAAAGCTGCAGACGATCGAAACGCACTATCCCCGAAAAAGCAAAAGTGCCAGATTTCTCTGGCACTTCGCTTTTCAGTTTCGGACGGAAACTAAATCTTCGCAGGACGACATTCTTCACCAAAGACGCGAGTGAAAACATCTGCCACAACTGGGCGGTCAAGTTCTGGCGCACTCGCGAGCAAGTTTGAGATTGCGAACTTAGTTCCAAACACTTCGCTGATTGACTTGTATGCCAACAGTTCGCGCATTTGTGGCGACCAAGAAGTTTCGCCATTCGCTTGCTTTTTCGCGAGGTTCTGGGCAACTGAAACAGCAGACGCAGGAACGCCCAACTTCTTTGCCAATGCCCAGTCAGTAGTCATTTCTGCCTGAATGGAAAAGCGTGAGAGCAACGCCTCGCTTAGGCGAACTCCGGGCGCATTGGGGTTTGTCGCGCCAATCACATAAAAGCCGTCCTTTGCTTTTACAGTTCCGCGCTCTGGGTTCGCAGTGATTACGATTTCTTTGCGTCCGTCCATAAGACCATAGACAGCCGAAAGAACCTTTGGGTCAATCAGACCAATCTCGTCAATCAAAAGAACTTTGCCCTCTTCGGCAGACTTGACCAAAACGCCGTCCACCCATTCGAAAGCACCACTTGGAGTTTGGACATAGCCACCAATGAAGTCCGAAAGTTCGGTGTCGCCTGAACCCAAGATTGTGTAAAGTTCATCTGGGAACGCGCCCTCAACGAGAGCAGTTTTGCCAGTTCCGGGCGCACCATACAAAAGGACATACTGATTGTTTGAGCGTGCTTTGCGAAGAACCTCGACATCTGAATGGTCGCCCCAAGAGCGAGAGAAATAAAAGTCGCCATTCGGACGCTGATACTTCTCAGCACCCTCAATAGTTTCTACGCTCACAGTTGCCTTTGCCTTTGGTTTTGGAGTTCCAGTTCCAATCTTAGCGCGAAGATTTGCGCGTCCACTTTTCGGCATTAGCGAAGATAGACCAGCAGGAACTTTGGTTTCATCTTCACCCTGAACAGCAACGCCGAAAATTAGCGAGGTGAGTTCTGGGTAAATTGCGTCCACGACTTCTTCGTGGGTTTTGGTTTCGATAGTCATTTTAGTTTTCCGTCCTTTTCGATTTCCCTAGTAAAGGTTTTCTGGGTAGCCAACTTCGGCGCGCGCTTTGGTAATTCGGCGCAACGCAGACGCAGGTGCTTTCCAAGCACTAATGTCAGTGAAATCAACATCAGTTAGTTCGAACACGATTGGTCGTGGTCGTGGTGTAAATCCCTCTGGGAACATACGCGCAGTGATTTCGCTCGCACGCGAACCAAGTTCGACAGCCTTGTCAATAGGCGACATAGCGTCAAACTCTTTCGGAGTGCGAACAAAGTTAGTGCGCCATTGAGCGCGAGGTGTGAAACTACTAATGGTGCGATAGATAACAGCCATACTTACGACTTCGCCCTTTTCGTTTTTACCACTTGGGGTAATCAGAACTTGGGTGGTTCGTGCGTATGAGTTAGTTGCGTGCGCCTCTAAATAAATGCCCATTCCCATTAGGCGAGGCTTGTTGCTTACCTCTTCGTGCGAAGTGGCAAGTGCGTCAGCAATTTCGGAAGATACTTCCCCGAATGTTGTTGGGTTCACTTTCGTGCCTTTCCAGTAGTTGAGTGTCGTTTTCCCGACAAGAGCCACTTTACACGAAGTCGCGACAAAAGCGCAAGTCTTCCAACAAAGATTTTTTTGTTTTATTTTCCCGGGCACTGATCGATCAGCAGCTAGTCATCGTCTTCGTCAAAAGTTAGGGGATCCAGATCCTCATCTAAGAATGGACTTACAGGTACAGCACTGATCGCATCCTGAGCGCAGTCCAGGCACACTATCCATTGAGACGTCTCATCAAGGCCTATTAGATATGAGTAGAACGAACCACTCGACTGACCTACTTCTTCAGTGCAGCTTATGCATTCAATGTCAGCTAGATCTTCAGGGGTAACTAGTCCAGCCACTATGGCCATACCAGCGTCGACTTCGTTCTCTATTAAGTGGAGTTCAATTGCTCTCATGGAATCTAATCGTACTGTAGTTAATAAATAGTGATTCGTTGGAAGTTCGTTGATGCCAGGTCCGGTGATCGATCCGCTTAAAAAAAAAAACTTCCCACGAACGAATTCGTAGGAAGCTTTGATGGGATCCGTTGACTAGTTACTTCCAACGCTCCACAAACACGTGACCAGCACCGTTACCTTCTGGGTCCATCGATGGGATGAGTGCTTGCCCGTTATCAAGAAGGATGACGAATCCGACATCGTACGAGTCGTCCCACCCCATGTCAGCGAGTTCGCTTGCCGTCAGCGGTCGCACGCCGATAATCTTGGCACCGACGATGGAACCGTATTCCTTCTCGATGTACTTCTTTGGGTCAAATTTGGTTTCCATTAGTTAATCACTTCCGTCATGGTTTCTGATTCTTCGACGTCATTGTCTAGGTCCGTGAAGTCAAACGGCTCGCCGTCGTACTCACTCTCGTCTACGTGCCCTTGGGATACGTAGTACTTGGCTAGCGCTTCGTCAGCACTAGTGGCGAACACCGTGAATGACTCGCCCGATAAAACAGTGAATGGTTGTTTGTTAGTCATCGGCTTCGCTCTTTTCGTAGGTGATACTTCCGTCTAGGTACTCGGCGTCTTGGTACTCGACAGGCAAGCTTGCCGACTCGTAGTTGTCGTAGATGTACTTACGGGTGTCGTCGTCTAGGTTCGGTAGTTCTACTTCGTACCTTGTGACGATGGTGATTGTGTACTTCTCCATAAGAAGCCCTTTCCTTGTAGATAACTCGATAGTAGCAGGCTTCCGCGTTTGTGTCAACTACCTTGCCGTTTGATGCCGATCTTTTTTAAAAAGTTTTTCAGCTGCGAGTCGAACGCTTTCTTCCGACGAGGCGGGAGGATCTTCGTTAGAAGTTCTGCCGGCGTTAGCTTCTCATCACTTGGGATGGACCCATACTTGTGAAGAAGTTTAAGAAGCAGACCAGCAATGAACAAGTCATCACTGAATGCGAGCCAAGGAAACAGTACGTCGAATGGATCGATCGGAACAACCAAATAAGCAATACATAGAGTCGCGATGACCTTAACCCACCATGGGGCTCGTTTGAACTGCGCGACGTACTGGCGCAGGCCGTCTTTAATTCTTTGTCGCAAGCAGCATCTTACTTTCTTTCAGTGTCCAGCTCACCAAAGGGTGTCCGTTGAAAGTTACAGCCGCAAGCTGCTTCTCAGCATCTGTTACATCCTCAGCAAAGACGATCACCCGTTCGAAGTTGGAGCTCGCCGCTGAAGGTTTCACCTGGTATTCAAATCCGTACATTTGTTTCTTTCGTTAATAGTTTAGCTGATCCGTCTGGAGGCAAGCCGTTTTGAAAAAGTTGGGAAGTAGTTCAGAGGGACATCCGCGAAGTCCGCGGGCACCAACTTCCTACCAAGCCGTTGCTCGACACATCCGATGCAGAGCATTCCACGCCGCTTCTTGTAGATCGAGTCCCAGACCACATCCGTCAGCATGTAGTACTCATCGATGTGTAGCGTGTTCTCGCCGCAGTCCCTACAGACAAACGGCTCACAGTCTACCTCACAGAAAGGCTCGCCGCAACTACCAGTCGTTGTTGGCATCCGCGCCGACTTCCGCGAGGATGTCCTTGATTTCGTTCTCGACCGATTCGGGCACGCCCGCTCCGTAGACAACCAAGGACTCGAGCTCTGGCCCCTCGTCATCGGAGAGGAACCCGATGGGCACCGTACGCCCGTCATTCAAAGTGACAACTGCCTGGTTAACCCAGCGCATGGCTTCCGAAGAAGTAACTTTTAATTTTCCCATGGAGTAACTGTAACACGGCGCTCGCCGAATGTCAAGTTACTTTAATACTTTTTTGTGGTCTGGTACTTCAGGTGCATCGCACTTGGTTGGTGCACGAATCCCTCGGGCAGCTCGTGCTGCTTGATGAAACAAGGGAGGACGTAACGCAGAGGACCAGGCCCAGGAGGATTGACGCCATGAGGGTGGGTCTCTCCAGATGAGAACATCAACATCGAACCAGGCTTTGGTTTCAACTCCAGGCCTTGCTCAGGGAAGATGACCTCGCCATACGTGTAGTCGTCGTTCAAATAAATCACAGCAGCATATGCGACGTGAGGATCTACGTGGTTATCAACGTGGACCTTGAGGTCAGATCCCTCGTACTGACGTTGGATGGTGCCAGCCCCTGTGAAGTACAGATTTGGGTCATACGCGATGATGTTGTTGATTCCCTGGTTGACGCGACCAATAACTTCCGAATTAGGAAACATGATGTTCTTATCAGCCCAGTCGAAAGTAATCTCCATCTTGCCCTCCTTCTGAAGAGTTTCGATGTCGCGAGTCCCGAATTCTGCCTCTGCCTTATCGCGGAGGTGGTCCATGTAGTGGCCAAGCCAGTCTTCCTCCGTCAAAGTTCCGACGAAGTCAAAGATTAATTTGATGTCCGCTGAGCTGAGGAAATTCTCAACTTCCCAGATCTCTGAAGCTAGCTCCTTAACTTCGTATCCGGCTTCGTTAAAAGCTGCAATGTTAAGCGGCATCCGTGTTCTCCTCGGTTGTTCGTTTGTTGATGAAAGCTGGGAGGGCATACCGTGTGGGTCCCGCTTCTACAGGAAGCACGCCGTGCAGGTAGTCATCAGCTGATGGAAAGATTATCAGATCCCGAGCTGCCGGTTTTATCTTCACATCAATTCGTGGGAAGTGTAGCTCGCCGCCTTCGAAGTCTCCGTTCACGTACATGACAGCTGCATAAACAACTAACGGGTTTGACTCGCTGTCAATGTGATAGTTCAGCTGCACGCCTTCGTACTGTCTTTGGATCGAGCCCGCGCCGCAAAGCTCGAGCTCCGGGAACTGAACAAAGATCGAAGCAAGCCGTCCGTTGATTGTACTCATCAGATCCGGATCTTGGATCATCGCATTCTTGTCTACCCACTCGCCGTCGATATCGATCCGGTGACCGAGGGCCCTGGCTTCTTCAAACGTACGCACGCCGTACTGGTCCTCGATGAACCGGTACAAGCTTTCAGTGTAAGAGACTCGCCAGTCTTCTTCGTTCATTGTTGCGAACTGGATCTCCAGCTTGCTGACCTCGTCCTCTGTGAGAAAGTTACGTACAAGAAAGATCCCTGGGTAAATCTCTTCTGCATGCAGGCCTGCAGTTTCAAAGTGCTTAAGCGCTAGATCGTTCATGAGTGAATTATATCTCATCTACTCGGAGACCGTGAACAGGC